GTACACGTCCTGGGCACCGTAAGCTACAAGTTGCATAAGTCCTCCCCCTGTCATTCTAGTTTTATACTTAGAGAATACAAAAAAATTTTGGGAAAACACAACTTTTTAAAAAATAGCCGGGAAGTTTTTAAATCGTTCGCCCCCGTTTTTATTAATAATAAATGGTATCATCCTTATATTATAAAATTTGATCATTTATAATACTTTATAAGCATCAGAAATGGCGGAAGAACAAAATAAAATAATAGAACAAGCCGTAGAGGTGATTTAATCCGTTCGCAAGAAACAAGTTCTAAAAAAGTGTGAGCATGGAAGACGTCAAGACCAATGCATTCCATGTCGTGGATCAGGAATATGTTCGCATTTACAGGTACGTCATATATGCAAAAAGTGTAAGGGTAGTTCGCTGTGTATCCATTTACGTCGGAAAAATATGTGCATAATTTGCAGGGGAGCATCCGTGTGTATACATGAAAAACAAAGAAATACATGTAGAATGTGTAAGGGTAGCTCATTTTGCTCCCATGATAAAATTCGTTCAAAATGTAAAATTTGTAAGGGTGGTTCCATTTGCTCCCACGATAAAGAAAAATCTAAATGTAAAGAGTGTACTCCATCTGCATATTGTACGCACGATCGTATTAAATATACATGTCGTATTTGCAATCCAACCATCATATGTATTCATAAACGATTAACATCAAAATGTAAAGATTGTAATTCTACATTATCTTGTGAACATGGTAAAAGAAAAGAACGCTGTAAAATATGTAAAGGGTCGGCTGTGTGTATCCACGAACGTGATAAGTATGCGTGCAAAGAATGTAATACATCATTGATAAAACCAAAATATACCCGCAAGAAATGCGAACACAATCAATACACGTTTAGTTGTATAGAGTGTCATCCTTCATTATTATGCGAACATGAAAAAAGAAAAAACAAATGTAAAATTTGTATGGGGTCGCTCGTGTGTATTCATGCTCATGATAAATATACATGTAGAATTTGTAGAGGTAGTGCAATTTGCTCCCATGATATATTAAAATCTGAATGTATCACGTGTACACCAACGATTGCATGTTTACATTGTAAACATATCAATGCATCCCGTTCCAAGTGGAATCCGTATTGCTTTCGATGCTATTGTGTGTTGAATCCAGATGCCGTTATTCCGAGGAAATATAAGCTAAAAGAGCATCATGTCGTTGATTTTCTCAAATCTCAATTTCAAGAAACTTTGACGATGAGATTTGATAAAATGGTGGAAGGAGGGTGTTCCAGAAAAAGACCCGATGTCTTTATTGATTTCGGGTCTCATTGTCTAATCATTGAAGTAGACGAACATCAACATGTGTCGTATTCATGTGAAGAGAAACGAATGATATACTTGTATGAGGATGTTGGGTTCAGAAAGATTGTCTTTCTTCGATTTAATCCAGATCGATATAAAGATGATAAAACAGTGTATCTGTCGCCATTTCGATATACGCGTGCAGGGATCCTTCATTTAGAAGAAACAGAATTCCGTAGACGGATGGATCATGTAGTCGAATGTATTCATGTACATCGTTCTGAGCCCACTGAGCAAATCACCGTAGAATATATGTTTATGGATCATAAGACCCCTTCCGTACGCTTTTTTCATGGGATTAAAACGCATGTACATCAAAGGAGGGTTTAAAACCACACCACTCATACCGTATAAGTACGTGAGTGGGAGATGAGCGATAGTGCATTTTTTAAAGTAAAAAGTACAAAGCGTTCTAATCCAGAAGCCCGCACTACACTCGATGCCATTCATAATCAAAAGATTCAAAACATGATGGAAGAGAAACAACAAGTTCAGAAATACAAGGAAGAAATCGAAATACTTCAGGCGAAAATCAGTGCGACCACATCCGATATGGAAAGCTGGCGATGGGAACGAGAAATCGAGGGTCTACAAAAGAAGATTAAATCGATTGAAGACGGATCCGATCTTATGGATTATTATCTTCGAACAGGTGATATCTTGTATCATTATTATGATATTCAAGATCAAATTCAGCAAGGAACTGCAACGTTTGCTAATAACAAGGCTAAACCAGGATCTATCTTGGCGATTTTGGAAGAGGTTGCCCAAGAGGAGGGAAATGAATCGGGAAACGCGGTGATTGATCCATCCACAACCGGATCAGAAAAGAAGAGTTTTCAGAGAAATCAGTTGTTGAACGATTATTTACAAATGGAGGATCCAGCGATGGGGCGTAATAGCGTGGAAGAGTATGATGATCCGTGGACGATATGTGAACGATGTAGTAGTGAAATGAATATGTGTTTGAATGAAGCCAATCTTACCTGTCCCAAATGTGGACATCAGGAATTTATTTTGATTGATAGTGATAAACCATCATACAAAGATCCGCCACGCGAAGTATGTTATTATGCCTATAAGAAAATTAATCATTTCAATGAATGGTTGGCGCAGTTTCAGGCCAAAGAGAGTACAGAAATTCCTGCAGAGGTATATGATGAGATTCTTGTTCAGCTCAAGAAAGAACGTATAACTAATATGAGTTCTTTGAAACCTACTAAGCTACGTGAGATCCTTCGAAAAATGAAATGTTCCAAGTATTATGAACACATTCCGCATATCATCAATCGCCTGAATGGTCAAAATGCACCCTTCATGTCCCGAGAAGACGAAGAAAAATTGCGTCATATGTTCCGTGAGATTCAGCCATCTTTCAAGAAGCACTGTCCAAAGGGGCGTCGCAATTTCTTGTCCTATGGATATGTTCTCTACAAATTCTGTGAGTTGCTGGAAATGGATGAGTACTTGGCGTGTTTTCCCCTGTTAAAGAATCGTGATAAGTTGTATTTACAGGATAAGACCTGGGAGAAAATATGCAAAGAAATGCATTGGGGGTTTATCAAGACGTGTTAATACTGGAGAAGAACACAAGAGCGTCAAAGATCCAAAATAAAATCAGTCGTCAGTACAAAGATGGCGAGTATCGGTGCAGAGTTTATGTACCATCTTGTGGTGAATAATATTGCACCGATCATGGCATCCAGTGTAGCAGGAATCTACACGGGTTATTTTTCGGGGAGGAACGCTCCGACTCCTACGTTGGTTCGGTCGGATATCGACGATGAGCGTGAACTGGATTTGCTTCAGATGGATCGAATGTTAAAATGGATGAGTCTTATTTTTGAGGAACAATTTCATCCTGTAGAAGATACAACTCCATTAGAAGAAGAGAAAGAAGATACCCATAAAGCATATAAGAAAGAGCTGTATAGCATTTATGTTACGATATGTTCCGATTTCAGGCAATACCAAAACTGGAAAAAATACAATTCGAATATCTGGGTATTTTCCTCTTATCGGAACAAAAATACAAAGGGTCTCGCTCGAAAGATTTTAGGAGACATCAAGCTATTTCACGAAGGTCTGAAGATGTTTTCGATGTTTGAGAAGCTTTAATGAACTTCATAAAATTGATCTGTGTGCACATGATGTAAATAGTTAACCATGCGAGCACATCTCCATTTCTTAGAACAACGTATGGCTTCGCTGAAGAGTATTTCCATAAGATTTGAATATTATTCAGCGATTCATTTATCAAAACTCCATCAAATTCGCTTTTATGCCTACCAGGATATGCCTGACAGTCATAAACGCGATGCAGGATTTCCTATCTATGACAAAGGTGTTGATCTGATTGACGAGACATTTCGTCATATTGTCCAAGTCAAATATTATGGTCCAAAACGTAAAATTGGCTATGGACATCTGGCGACATTCCTTGGAACTCCCGTTCTGGTTGGACGAAAACATCTGAATCTAACCCTGGTTCGAACCAATCATTCCAAGCTTCATTCAGAAATTCAACAGATTGTTCAGCGTGGGGACCTAACGGATGTTCCGCTATGTCCGCATGAGTTCTTGAAAACTCTGTAGAATGTAATAACATAATATCCAGAAATATGAAAATTATGTTATTTTTAATGATTTAAGAAAATATATGCACTAATTCACATCCGTCCGAAAATGGGTAGATTTTAATGCATTGGGAAGCCGACAAGGTTGGCACCCAGACCGAAGCCGGCACCCTGGCGGGCCGTAACACCGACGGAGGGCGAGACAGCATCCAGGATGGCGAAGACGACCGCGGCGAGGACAGCGAGGGTCGCGACCTCATCCAGTGGCAGAGCCTTCTTTGGGATAAAAATGGCCGCCGCCGCAATAACGAGACCCTCGATCAAGTACTTAATGATGCGATTGACAATTTCAGCAAATCCGTAGCCCATCATGTTTCTATACTTCCTCTCAAGAAAAAAACTCACTATGGGTGTAATGATCGGAAAGCTGTCGGGGAAGGGGTGTGGGGAGATAGATCGCAAAGCGATCGTTATATCCCCATATTGAGTTTAAAGCATCAGATCCTCAAGATCTGTAGAGATGAGTACCGACACCGTAATCGAGGATTTTTTGGGCGAAGACACGGAGATTCCAGGCCAGCGCTACGTGCTGCTGAGTTTCCTCAGCCCGGAGAAAGTTCTGGATAAAAAGGAACTTTTCTTCTTCCAAACGTTTCTCAAGACATACGAGATCGACTGGAAGATAAAGAATTTGGAGAAGTTTCTGGTGGACACCGTACAGGGTTTGAATGCGGATCTTGATCAAAAAGCGAGCGAGCTGGAGAAGAAGGAGCAGTTCGATGCTGCAGAGATTTGCCGTAAGAATCGTCTGCGTGTCGATGATGTCCTGACCAACTACAACTCGTTTATTCAGAAGAGCCGTAGCGATCTGACCAAGACCAAAATTACTGAGGCCTATGATGACTTTATGTATGCCAATAAGTCCAAGCTGGAAGAGGAGTTCTATGCGAAGAACGAGTTCCGTACTTCGATTCGAGGAGTCAAAGTTCGCGGTGTCTATGGTAATCCAAAGGAGGCTGAAATCAAGGCGAAGAAGCTCCAGGGTAAGGATAAGTACCACAACATCTTTATGGCGGAGGTAGGAAAGTGGACTCCATGGGACCCATCCCCGAATGAGATCAAGGATCAGGAGTACAACAACGATCAGCTCAACACACTCATGAAGAAGTACAAGGAAAACGAGGATAATCGTGAGCAATTCTTTGAGCAGCGAACGAAGGGTTCCAAGCAGGTGGTAGGTGCATCGACGTCAAGCTCTTCTGAATCATCATTTGACAGCATGTTCGGTGCATCAGGTGATCTGGCGATCCAGCGTAAGATTGAAAAGCCTGTCATGACGGTCGAGCAGGTATCGGATACACAGGAAGAGTCAAAGAACGAGATCGTAAATCCTTCAAGCTCCGTAGAGAATCCACAGTAAAAGAAGTCATTCGTTGTTAAAAACAAAATAGAATATACAGTGTATCTTTCGTTTCGTTTTTATGAAAAATATCCAGTATCTGGAACTGCACCGCCAACATGAACGGGAACACAGCTCTGGGTCAAACCATCGCAACGGGTTCCTTCAGGGCATGGCTGTCCATTCGCTGAACGGCAGATGTAATCCGTGTTTGGGTCGGGGCGATACATCGACTCCATGGATGATGCTCCCGCTGGAACCTGAACCGCATCCCGCGATGCAGATTGTACGTCTGCATGTGGATTCTCAAATCCGGAAATGATATAATGAGGCTCCATACGATCAATGTAGCGAACAATCATCGGGAGGATCGCCACCGCCACAACAAGTAGCAAAAACATCGCACCTAATCCCATTGCTTTGTGCTGAGCCATTTTCTAGCAAATGGTGAGGTTTTATTGCTGGATCAGGGCATCATCGGAAGATCGGAAAAGAGTGGTAAACGAGGGGCCACATCAGACTTGCAATATCCATTGATGCACCGTAGACCCGAGGGACATGATGGCAAATCGACACCACAACGTCCTGCATCTACGAATCCGTCCATTCGAATCATAGATCCATATACCTTATATAGCATCAATGCGATCATAACAATAATTACAATGTAGATGGTTGTTTTACGATTCATTCTATTTATACGCATTAAAATCTCTTATTGACACTGATGGCAGGACCCTTCAGACGCTGTGCACTTTGTGGATTGAATTCTTCGCCGCCGCCATCCTGATCCTTCATTCGTGCCATCATTTCAGATTGACGCCAAAGTTCGGGAGCACCCATCTTGAATTCGCCGTGAATTTCCGCCTTGTACCAAAAGATCGTGTCCTCCATTTTATTGCTCTGTGTATTGTTATTAATGACCAAACATTCATAATTCTGCGTACATTGATCCATCATTTGACAGAAGAACTCAAAAGATGGAAAGGCTGATCCGTAGTTTTGATAAAGACGCTGACGGTTGTTCATGTAGGGTTCACGCAGAATGAAGACATAATCGACGTTTGTACGAAGAGCCGGCTGAATACCAAGAGGAAACTGCATGGTAATGATGAAGAACACTTTGAGCCAACGGCCGTTCATAAAAAGATACTTGATGTTCTTGTCATGGGTCCACGAATCATCATACATACAATCGTCCAAAATCATAAATGCACGAGGATCAATACTCGAGGTTATCCCTCTTTCTTGATCTTGTTGGACTTTCTGCATAACCAGTTTCTGTCGTCTGACAAAGTTAGCTAGAATGACAGGGTTATATTCGCCGTGAATGAACATCGATGGAACAATCTTTTTAAAGAAACCGTTCGACTCTTCTGTTCCTGAAATGACACATCCCATCGGCAAATCCTTGTGATGAAAGAGCAAATCTCGAACCAATGTGGACTTACCGGTACGACGACGACCAATAAATACTGCGACTGCATCTTGGGGAATGGATTTCATAACAAACTTCCGGAGATTGACATTCACACCACCTTGTGCTGCCATTCGTTTTCTACTACCTGTACGTGATTTGTCGTGCGATTTAGAAACACGTTTGTAAGTCTTTCAACCAAGAAGATGAGAGGAGTACTGAAGAAGCTTCAGAGAGATCCTTGTCGTGCACATGAGATATCAGACAATGAGCGTTCATCATTTTCGAACTACTCCCATATCCAACGTTATTTTCCTGCCCTAGATCTCTTTACTATTCCTGATTCAGCACTATCTCATAAGAATATGGAGCTTCCTACCCAATATCAAATCGACCAATGGATTTCTTCTTCGAAGCCTAGATTCTGGAGTGCTACTCGCAGAGTCGCCGGATCAGACGAAAGTCATCCATCGGAACCATGTGAAGTCTTCACCAAAGTGGTTCATTTATTGAACCCGATCGATATGATTAAAGAAAAATATGTATGTCCTGATCACCCTCTTCTTCCACAAAGCGAGAAGACTTGGAAAAACACATTGCTGAAACTGCATAGTCATAACAATCAGGCATATGTGGATGCAGTAGCTAACTTTGTACTAAGTCGATTTCGTGAATTGGATTTGACACCGCATTGTATTTTGTCATATGGGTCGTTTACAGGAATTAGTGAGAGTTATCAATTTAACATTTCAGGCGAATACGAAAGTTATCGCCAGTGCCGCTGGTTCTGGAAGGGTATGCAGTCGCATAGTGCACGTCTTACTGTGTCTCATCCCAAGATCGATCGAAAGGATATTCCACACTTTGATGAATTCTATCAAGAAATCACCACATGCCCATTTGATGACGATGATTCCGATGTGGAGTTAGAGATTCTTCCCATTGATGACGTGGTGGATAATAGCGATATTGAATCGGTAGAATCATTTAGTTTTGATACCATTGATGAATCAGCTGAAAATTCTACTAATATTTTTGAGATCAATAAAGCCATTACGAAGCGAACTTCATTAAAGCGTGATTCTAGTCGATCCCCTTCTCCTTCAGGGTCCGAATCTGGTTCGGAATCTGATTCGGAATCTGGATCTGATTATGATTCGGAGTCGGACGCTCCTGAGCTAGATATTTGCCTTCAGATCCCAAATATGCCCATTATTCTTATTGCTCAAGAGGCTCAAGAGGGTGTTATGGATGATTTATTGGACGAAGATGAGATCGATGGGTTCGAGCGCGAATCACAGGGATGGGAGGCACGATGGATCGCATGGATGTTTCAAGTTGTGGCTGCCCTGACATTCCTACAGAGCGCGATTTGCTTTACACACAATGATCTCCATTCCAATAATATTCTTTGGAGAAAGACCGATAAGAAGTTTTTATTCTATCGCAAGAAGGATGGTACAGTATGGCGTGTTCCTACATTTGGGAAAATCTTTACCATTATTGATTTTGGTCGTTCCATTTTTCGGTTAGGAAAACGTCTTTGGGTTTCGGACGATCATTGGCCTGATCAGGATGCAGGTGATCAATATAATTTTGGTCCCTTTTTCGATCACACCAAACCAAAAGTCCAGCCCAATCCATCCTTTGATCTCTGCCGCCTATCGGTCAGTCTTATTGATGGCCTCTTTGACGAAGCACCTCCCAAGAAGAAAGGAAAGGGTGTGTCTGTTATGAGTGAGGAAGATGGCTGGAAAGTATATGAGACACGATCCCCCTTATACAATTTATTATGGAGTTGGACGGTAGATAATAAAGGCAGAACCGTATATGAAAATGAGAGAGGTGATGAGAAGTACGAAGGATTTGAGCTCTACATTCGAATTGCACAGGATGTTAACGGTGCGGTTCCAAAAGATCAACTTCATCGACCTGTTTTCCAACAATTTGTCTGGAAAAACAACATTCCGAAGGAAGAGAAGGTATATTCCCTGGGAGTATAGAGTACAAATTATGTCCTATTTTGATATGTATTGTATGATACACATCAAAATAGCAAACAAAAGGATGATCTCCTTAATTGTTTCCGCAGCACACACTTCCGTCTTCTGGTAGTGGATCACATGGGCATCCGTTGCTGACCGTCGTGCAACCGGTATTCTGCTTACGAAACTCCTTCATGGTTCCGATTTTTACCGTATTGATAATGGATTGATCATAGACACCTAAACGAGCCGAGTATCCCGAAGAGGGGGATGACGAATTCTGGATCCGATTGGTAAAATCGGCGGACTGTACTTTATTCATACGACGTTTTGTAATCTGCGAAGCATCATAGATCGTTGTCGGCATTTCTATCTCCATCCCATAATTTATTTTACCGACCAGCCAAACGAGGAGGTCCAACCTGTAAATCAACCTCTTCCATTCCCATACTTGGGAATTCTGGTAGACCGGATGGCATAGAAAGAACAGGAAATACATCTGGAACCAGAACACCCGTAAAGGCAATTAAGATGGATCCGCTAATAAAATCTTGCAGGAATTGAATGTTTTTATATTCTTTATCCTTGTATTTAGCACCAATAAAACTAAGGATGATAAAGACGATTCCACCCACGAGCATCCATGGGAACCAGACGGGCATCATTTGCTGTTCATTGGATAAAAACACACCTCTCTTGTCCGCATTAGGATAGTGTTTCATAATCATCAATATCAAGTGGTTCAGATAATTCCGGTGCATCCAATGAATCAAAGTCTACACCATCGGATAAAGGTGTTCCTGTTTCGTCCATGATTTCGAGAACCGGAGAGATCTCATTTTTAGAATCGTCTTCATCTGCATCCTGAATCATGTCGGAATCATCCGATGACTCTGCCGAAAAAAGAGAATTGAATGGTCCAAAACTTACTTTTGGCTTATCATCGATAACAATCACCTGAGAAGATGGTGATACAGGTGGTATAACTTGTGCAGGAGCCAATGCAGGAGCCAATGCAGGAGCCAATGCAGTTGTTAGTGTTTCCTGTATGGTTTCTATGATGGATGGTTCAGTCGGTTTTAAAGGCTCTTCTTTTGGTTGAACCGTCTCTTCCACTGGAAGGGCGATCTCAGGTGGGACGGCTATTTCCTCCTTCTTCTCTTCTTGAACATCCTCTTCATCGCTATCCTCCTTGGTATCCTGCGAAACGAAATCCTTCAAAATCGATTTAACAGGAACCAAACTTCGCACTGCCTGCAAGATGCCTTCGTTCAAAATGGTTTCGATCGTTCGATAGTTTTGCTGTTTTTCAATTCCAGAAATTCCATCTCGAAACAAGTACGTGCTGCTCCAAAGAAGCTTCGAAGTTTCACATAGTACTTTGAACAAGAAGTGGTCTACCTTTGGAATATTGATCTCTACCTTTTTATTGTTGGACGAAAGACGAATGGCCGTAAGAACTTTCGTATGTGCAATGAAGACCGCCGTAAGTAGATCTTCCATATAATCACAACCGCTATTGGTATGAATACGTTGAATCTCTTGACGAACTCGTTCCATATTCCAATCATGAATATCATTCAAATAGGTCTGAAATTGCCATAGAGCACGTTTCGGTTCATGTACCATATCATGTTTCGCTTTCTCCAATAAATCAACAAAGAATTGAAAATAGGCAGGTACTAAAAAGACGCAAAGTTGTTTGGTATATTCAGTGCGTGCATCGGAGTAGACCGATAGAACAGAATCTCGGTTCATTCTTCTTCCTTATGGGGTGTTGTCGAGACCTCAACGAACGCACTATCCAATGTTGAACCCAAAAATGCCCACAATGAACCCGCCACCTCCGTACATTTCCCGTAGTCTTTGAGAACGAATTCTTTCTTTAACAACGAATGAATAAACCTTTCAGGATGATATCCTTGCTTAATATATGAAAGGAGATGATTGGAAGAAAGCCGTGATGATTCTTCTTTTTCTTCTTGATCATGGAATTGCAAGTTTTTCCAGATCTCGGGATAATGTAGCTGCAAATGCACACATTGCTTAACGCGTCGATAAGAATATTCATTTTGTTTCAGGTATAATTTGATCTCTTCTACATTAATCCCTCGTATACCATGAAGATACGATTCTAGATCATTCCACGAAGGTGATCGAATACGCTTAATTCGACAACGAGATCGAATCGGTTCTTGAAGACGACCTGCATCACGACACTCCAGAATAAAGAGAACATCCGACGCATGCGTCTCCAAAATTCGGCGCAAAAACGCCTGGGCCTCAGGCGTCAAATCATCGGCACCTTCTAACCACAGAATGGCGGGCTCCGTTCTTCTTGCCCAAATATGTAATTTCTGTCGTCCATCTCGAAGTGTTCGATCTTTTCGACACGGACACACAAATAATTGTTTTCCCATTTGTTCTGCATACTTCTGAATCCAGTAACTCTTACCGCATCCAGGAGAACCTGTTAGAATCATAGGTGTATGATCCATTATAGATCATAATATATCATATGTTTATGTTCTTATTTAGAGCGAAGCAGGGAACGCACCGACAGGCTGCACACTACTGCTGCACCACCGACAACGACTCCATACAAAAACTGCTCATAACGCGTAAACCAACTTTTCGCCCTCTCAGAAACAGTCTGAGACTCGGATGCCTCGACAGAGGCGTGATCCGAAACTTCAGTAGAAGACTCGCTGGAGGAACCATCTTGGTGGGATTGTTCAAATCGAACTTGATTATCGTATACTTCGTTAGACATCTTTAATGTAGATGAAGTCATCGGTCTTTAGTATCCTTTGTCTTCTGCAAGACCGCTACGAAGATTCCATTATGCCACGCCTTTTGAGCAGGGCTACCAAAAATAACATCTCGATCATCATACGTCGTACGAATCTCTTTACTGTACAAGGTCTTCAGCTTCAAATGATCAAATGATTCCAGAGTACCCTCACGAACATGTCTCCAGTTCCAATCATCCACGATAAAGATAAACGTATCATCCAGGCAATCATAGAAATGAGTTAGGGCACGACCATGATTCTCCTTGGAGTGCTCACCATCATACATGTAAATATTAAAGGAAGGCAATGACTCTACGTCGACCTGGTAGCAATCCTTCTCAATGAAAATGGCATAGTTGTCCCCCTTGTATTTCTTAAAATTCTGAATGAATTCGCTCTTAGGGCCACCAAACTGACTCCAATTGTCAATGCATACCACCTTGGCATGATTGCCGCACATCGCCGAACAAACCGACGACCCCTTCCATGTACCAATCTCAAGATACCGCGCATCCTCGCGATTCAACAAATTATTATAGAAATGGCGTGTCTTGATACCCGACATACCTTCCATCTCAATAATACCCTCCGTTATCTTGGAATGCCCCTTCTCTGCATCTTCAAATGCACGTTCTACGTGCTCTTGAAGGCTAGTCATCTAGTAAGAAAATGTTCATCGGTATTTAAATTGGTTTATTGTGAAGAAAGAAACTTGCGATAGTCCTGAATAGCCGCCTCATCGATCTCGGCATTCTTGCGAAGACTTTGCATCAGAGGGTTATTCTCCACCGCTTCAATTGCCGTATACGTATTACGTTCACGGCTGACATCCAGCTTGAGAGGAACACGGTACTCGACGCGACCAATGTCTCCTACGCCAGGAGTGATATCCATGGATCGATTCACGGCCAGTGCACGATCATTGATAATATCCGTATCCAGCTTCTTCGAATGCTGACGTCCCGGATTTCCATTAAATGTTGCAGTATTACCTGCTCCCGCAATCGGCTTACGACCCTTCGCAATCTGCTCCTTGTTTGGATTGGTACGCATGTTGTACGCGGCGGATACATCCATGGAATCGCTCCATGCACCGTTTCCTCCTGGACCTGTCCAAGACAGGTTTGCAGAAAGCTGAGCCTTTTGCGTACTCTTGGCAACATCATCAGGATCATACACCTTCAGACGCTCAGGAGCTGACGCCGCCGCCATGATACCCATACGATCCAGATAGATAGTGGATTCCTTAACGGTCGTACGAGCAATATCGGTTGGATCCCAGACCGTTATGGCCGCCGCACGATCCACAAAGTTGAATGGTGTTCCCGTCATGCGAATGTTTCCAACCGTTTCACTGCGGCGAGTTGGACGAGAATCATCATTGTATCGAGCCATTACCAATCCATTCTCTGCCGGAACAGCATTGAGAGCCATGACACGCTCCGAAGTCTCATTGCGTTCATTTGGTCGAATCTCAATCGAAGACTTGCCATAATCAGCCTTTTCTCCATCGGTGTCTTTGGTATAGTATCCTGTCATGTCCGCATTACGATATCCGGCTCCACCGTATTGCTGGCCCATTGGTGTACGATAAGAACCTGTGACATAACTCTCTCCAAAATCCTGAGAGGATGCGATACCTTCGTACTCCACAGAGGTTTCTGGACGAGTGGTGTGAGGCATAACCTGTGTCGAACGAACGGCATCCTTGATCAAATCACCTGTCGTAACGAAGAAGCGTTCGCCCGTCTCATCAATGTAAAAGGTATCGGGCTTGTACTTGCGAACCTCGCCCAGATCCTTTGATTCCGCATTCACACCAATAAAATGTCCTCCTGGAATCATGGGTTTGTCATACGTTTCCTTTGGATTGGAAAGAACACGTAGATCATTTGTGTCTTTTGGACGCATGATTTCATTGATTTCCAGTTGTTGAAATCCGCCCTTTCCCGCGACACCAAACTTATCCCCTAAGCCAGCACCTACCTTAGTTGGTTCAAATGGACGCTCTCCGTTGCGAACAACAGGGGCTTGACTCGAAATACGAGACTGAAAGAAATCCGTATTATCCTCCATTCCATGAGGATTTCCATACGGAGCACGAGAGGTTTCAAACATATTTTCGACCTCCTTCTTTCTCATTTGTGTTGACCCATTTCCATTATACATATCGAGTACTCCCGTGTTGGCATGGGGTGCCATGTTTTGTTTAATACGTCCACCATAGAAAGGTTGCATGTTATTATGTTTAAAATCAGAGGAGGCAATACGTTGACCTGAAAGAGGGCTAATAACATAATCACTATCCATGTAATTGGGGCTAGATTCCATTCGATCGGAACGGAATTCTACTTGTGGAATATTGGAATCGATGGGAGAAGGAGAAGGACGTGTGCCCGGGATAGATCCTGGGGCATATGGTGGCTGATTCGATGCATATCCGAACGCCGTACCGTATGGCCCATTGCTGGGCTCAGATGGATAGGTTTGTCCATTCGGCATTTGATACATCAAATCTAGTTCGGGTCCAAATCCTGTTGCAGCAGAACCTTTTGGTGCAACGGTCAGAGGATCGGAAGGTGGACCATGTACAGCGGGCATAAATCCTTCCTTTATACCATCGCGAGTGGGAAGAAGAGGATAACGTTTTTCGGAAGGTGGATTCATTTGTGCAGAGCCTCTTTCTATACTAGAGGCTACCGTGGCTGGTTTCTTTTGGCCTGTTTTGGAGACCACGAAACCCAAACCCAAAAGACCAGCGAGGGCGGCGATTTCCATACTACATGTTTCTACCTTTAATTTTTTCATACCAGACGAATGATTTCGGAGGGGATGAAAACAAATACTAAAGCATAAACCATACATCTTATTAGCATCAGAATGTCAATTCATTTAACACATGAACAATTGGATACCTATGTATTATCTGATGGAAAAACCATCATCGCTACGGTTACCAATCATGGATATCTTTTGTATACCCTCAACATGTTAAAAAGTATGAGACCATTTGGTCTCGAACATAAGATCTTGATTCTATGTCTCGATCGAAGAGGTGCTGTAATTCTTGAGAAAAAAGGGTATCGTGTAATATGCATTGATCATGCCATTAGTCGATTTTGTCCATGGAATACCAAAGGATACGATCAAATCTGCTACTTGAAAATGGAATTGGTGTATCGAATTCTGTCTTTTAATAAGAATGTTCTGTTGGTTGATGGAGACATTGTTTTCCTGCAGAATCCTATGAGAGATATATTGCAATGGAGAGATGAGCCAGGCGAGGTTTGGATTCAAAATGATGCCCAGAATGATCGGGACACAAACAATTTGTGCACGGGTTATCTCTATATTCGTTCTAGTCCTCTTATGATTGAATTATATGATTGTATATCGCCTCAGGGGCATAATAATTACCAAAAATGTGCATTCGATAATAACGATCAAACGTACTTTAACAAGTATGTCAAGCCTCATTGCAAAGTAAACGCTCTTCCTTTGGAACAATATCCGAATGGAAAAATGTTTTATGATTATTTGAAATCGGTTCGCCCCGAAATTGTCATGATTCATTTTAATTGGGTAAAGGGTCATCTGAAGATGGCTAAAATGAAAGAACATAAATTGTGGTTATTGACGGATGAGGAAGAATATTAATCAGGGACAATCGTAAACTCTCCTCCGTAGGTTTGCATTTCTTTGTATGACTCGTCAACTTGATCAAGCCTGTCATGCTGTAATGCAGGAGTTTCCCTTGTACATAAAAAGACACATTTACACCATTCTAGTAATTCTTGCAACATACTACTCTATCGCATATGCTTTTCGTGCCCTAGCTCCGCAATGGGAGGCTGTTGAAATGGAGTATAACACGCTTTCGTGCGATGGGTATTATATTTCTCCTTATCCATATCGCGAGAGGGAATGAAGAAGTCAAATGGAGTTTCAAATGCTTCTTGTGGATTATGGAATAAGGTATCCCATCGATTCCAACCGGTGGCACGAAGGGTACAGGGTGGATCAACGAGACGAGCAAAAGTTAAAGGAATATTTTCATCTTGGGCATGTTGAAGGCGAATTTGGTTATTTCGATTGGAGTCGGGATGATACTGAGCGGTATCACATCGAATCTTCGTTCCAAGACGATCAATTCCTTTGAGATCCGACTCGACATCTGTTTTCCATTCACCCTTGACCCAGGAGTTTCCAGAGCGCTGAAGACGGCTGGTGGGTGCTACAGGAAATGTTGTTGGGCAATTAGCAGCAGGTGGATTTAAATAATAACGGCTCGCATATGACGTAATGCGCATGTCATCGACTTGATGAAATGGATCATTCCGTAATCGGGTGAGCGCTTGTTGGGTGCAGGGTAGCGCCATTCTTCTTACCATGATTAATATTTTTCAGGCTTCTGACAAACTTCATTGACCATCGGTAGAGGGGCAACAACAGATGGATAAGCCATCATTTGATAAGCCGGTAAATGATGTTTCTCTACATGAATATTCAACGATACTTTATTATTCTCTCGAACAATCTGTTTTTCAGATAGCCGAGGAGGCTGATATTGACGAGACGGGCAAAAGGTATTCGGGATGTTGATTCCTCGTAGGTCCGATTCTAAATCCACTTGATTCCCTTTAATGACACTGACTGCATTTCCTCCTACCAATCCTAATACATGACGATGTGGCGTAGGATGCACTTCCTGTGAATGTAGTTCGTCATAATGTTGTGGATTTTCTCTTTTTTCCCAATGAGAAGAAAGCAGTGGACCGTATGCTTCCGATAAATTGCTCAAATAGATGGACATTCTATTCGACCGATGTAAATTAATTTGTGAAAATTGACAGGCAGTCGAGTGGATAATCAAATCGACACATCATGCCGCATTTAATTCTCTCTCTTGATGGCAACATTGGTGCAGGAAAATCCACTCTTCTCTCTGAAATCCGTCGAGCACTTCCTGAAATTCACGTCGTTGATGAACCGGTGGGTCAATGGACATCTCTTATTCATTCGAATGGGAAGAATCTACTAGAACTCTTTTATGAAGACAAAAAGCGATGGGCGTATACCTTTCAAAATTGTGCCATTCTAACGCGTCTTAAAAATATTAAGGATGCGGTAGAACGTTTAGACCCCAATGAGTTCAATGTCATTCTTACGGAACGTTCTGTACTAACCGATAAATATGTGTTTGCACAAATGCTGCGTGATGCAGGCGACATTGATTCTCTAGAGTGGGAATTGTATGACAGCTGGTTCAATATCTTTAGTGCACAGCACCGAGTAAACGGAATCGTTTATCTTTCCACGAGCTCCATGACATCCAAGGAACGCATTCATATTCGAAATCGCCAAGGTGAGGATCGAATTCAATTGGATTATCTCGATGCATTGGATCGTCAGCATAAGAAATGGATTGAGGAGACGGATCTTCCTGTTCTTACTCTTTCCACGGAACCGGGTGCCTCATTGGAACAAAATCTTCAAAAAATCAAAGAATTTATTACAACACTTCGAGACAAATATACGTATGATATGACTAAACTATAACTTGAGCTCCTAGATTATCTTGATAGTGAGATCGTTGTGCAACAGATCGCTGATGTAAATTCTTCTGAGCCATAGATTGATGCAACTGCTGCACCGCTTCCTGTCTATTTTTCTTTGATAGAGAATTCATAAGGAGATTTCTCTCAAGTTTCTCTTCTTTTTCATAGGACAGTTTCTTAGATTCTTTTTCTATGCGTCTCTCTTCGGCGATTCGTTGTTTTTCTATGCGTCTCTCCTCTGCCAGTCGCTCCTTTTCCTCACGAAGTCTCTCCTTTTCCAGACGCTTCTCCTCATATCGTTGACGACGTATTTCCATTTCTTGTTCCTTCAGCACTTGTCTTTCTGCTCGACGCTGTTCTGCATGGGCACGCTTCTGATCCTGAAGTTGTTTACGACGTTCCATTTCTTGTTGTTTTGCCATCTGAACCTCTTTCTTCTGTTCCAGATGAGCCCGCCGGGTTGCATTTCGTTCA